GTTATCGCCTGAACCTGTGTCTGTAATTGAACTTATGTTGAAACTGCTGCTTGCTACAGCACTGTCGTTTACATTTCCAGCCCAAGCCTTCGCAGACCCATTGACCACATAGCTTGTGCCAACCGTTGTCGTACCATCAGAGACGTTGCTTGCTTGAATTGTACTCATGCTAGGTCTCCGTGGCTTGTTATGCTTACGACTACTTGGTCTTCAAGAACATGATCGATAAGATCCCAGCACAAAACAAACTGTTCTGACGCTGAAGGAAATGGATCAAGACTTACAACACTGTCATAACTTGAAGTATCATCTCCACACGAAGCCACACTAGCATGTCGTGCAGAACTAAAGTTATTTGTAAACGTAACTGTATATTGGCCTGTTCCGTCGTCAGACAAAGAACTTATGTTTTGGCTTTGCTGGATAGAAACAGTTCCATCACCATTGAAGTTGACCCAAGCCGCAGCAACCCCTGACACCGCACGACTAGCTGTTTCACCTGTGGCTTGGATGTTGGTGACCGTTAGTGTGCTCATGCTAGGTCTCCGTGGATTGCGGAGGCATTAACACTTCCGTCCTTTGCATTTCTTGTGCTTAATTCGTAATAATAAGTACGCCAGCTAGTTGTTGCTTCTGAATATCTAGCCATTCCATCATCATTAACATAACCACCAGAATGTGTTTGAACATAACTAGTGTTACTCATGGCGTTAACAAAAGTGTTTGTGATATCACCTACTCCGTTATCTAAAATACTGCTTAAATTAAATGAGTCGTTAATAGTAATAGTGCCTGTACCATTAACATTTGCCCAAGCCTTCGCAGCACTCTGCTTAGTCAACGTAATCGGCCCTGTACCAGCCGCATCACTTATAGTTGTTGCTCTGATTTCGCTCATTAGCTTTCCTCACACAATCGCTAAACGACCGCCAGAAGCGACCGTCAGAGTTACACCAGCCGCAACCGCAAGGGGTCCAGTAGCACATGCGTTCTCGGTTGACGCTATCGTTGTGTTAGCTGAAACCGTTTGAGGGTTGATGCGAAACAATGCCGTCATCGCATCCCTACTATCGACAGTGGCAAATGTTGCAGCGCTATCAGGAAGCGTTAGCGTTCTATCTGTCGATGTTCCATCAGGGATTGCGATAGTAAATACCGCTGTCCCTGTGGCGCTGCCTTGTATTTTTACTGAACTCATTTGTTATTCCTTATACTAACGTCCAAACTGAGCCAGACGGAATTGTCACTGTCACACCACTTGCAACCGTAACAGGCGCTGCTGATAGACCGTTGTTACCACTAGCTATTGCGTAGTCCTGAATAATCGTATTAGCATGTTGCCATATACCGTCAGTAGTCGAGGAGCCTCCCCCTATGGGAGACCATGCACTACCATCCCAGGCCTCATACTCAGCCTCATCTGTGTTAAACCTTATGTTACCCGTGCTTGGAGACCCTGGCCTCTGTGCCGTAGTACCACTAGGAATGTCTAAATAGTCAGTAGCTGAGTTAGACTGGCTCGATACCCCTGTAATAGTGGGTACGTTCATACTAAGCCAAGTAGAACCGTTGTACACTTTTACTATATTGCTAACAGTGTCATACCACAGGTCACCCGTAGTAGGGCTTACTGGTGCAGAAGCACTTATAAAGTAAGTGTTTGCAAAGGCATTAACATTTGCAATGTTTGTGGCTACTGTATTAACATTAACAATATCACCACTAACTGTATTTACACTAGCAATGTTAGAAGCTACTGTTCCAATATCTGTTGCATCACCTGCTACCGCAGTAATGTTAGCATTGTTAGCTGCTACTGTGTTTACATTAGAAATGTTAGTAGCTACTATTCCAATGTCTGTGGCATCTGCTGCTACTGATGTAACATCTGATGATATATTAGCTACAGCAGTTACGTTAGCGTTGTTAGCTGCTACTGTGTTAATGTTGGTAGCATTGCCTGCTACACTATTAACATTAGCAATATCTCCAGCTACTGTATTGACATTAGAGACGGAGCCTGCAACGGTATTAACATTAGCAATATCTGAAGCAACTGTGTTTACATTCGCTATGCTACCACCAGTAAGGTTTACGTTAGCAATGCTAGCCCCTACTGTGTTTACGTTAGAAATGTTTGTAGCTACTGTATCGATCTTAGAGCTAGCAGCTTGCAAGTCAAGAGCAGCAGTTTCAATCTCAGAGATAGCTTCGTTTAAGTCATTGGCTACTGTTACAACATCAGAAATATTAGTTGCTACAGTATTTACACTTGCTATGTTACCAGCAACTGTGGTTACATTTGTGTTATTTCCTGCAACAGTCGTGACATTACTAGAGATACCTGCAACAGTTGTTACATCTGAGGCAATGCCAGCAACAGTATTAATGTTAGGTAGGTTAGTTGAGATGAACTGCTTATTGACTGCATCCGTGTCTGCAACAGGATTTGCTACATTCTTAATAACTTTGTTCTGTGCGTTCCACTTGTCGTCCGACTCTAGCACCATAGTACTGGAAGTCGTGTCAACAGCTTCCTGCACTGCATGGAAGACCTGAATGTTTGCGTTATCCAAGTCTTCCTCAGTGAGAACTGAGCCTGACACGTAGTCAACTGCACGAGCAGTCAGGTCAGTGGTACGTCTAACCTGTACAAGCGTACTTGTAGCAGGGGCTGAAGTCAGTTGTACAGTGGAAGCAGAAGGAAAAGTAAGCCCTGTCTGCGTCACACCATCTACTGTTACACTAATTTCGCTAGTGCTTGTATATGTAAAGGGAAGGGCAAACGTAGTTGTGACGCTATCCCCTGTATAGTTTTGATATGAAAGAGCCATTTCTTATCCTATTTATCTACTGTTGCCGCATCTGCGAGGGCGTTAATTATCTGTCTAGCTCCGTAAAGTGATGTAAAGGGAGCAACCCTAAGAAGACTTCGTAGTTCATTTTCAGTCAAATCTTTTCCACTAGAAGAATATGCGTGGAATAAATCTGAAAGGCCTTTGATCCCTGCCCCAAACATCGATACAGCAGGAGGAGTCATTACATTTGTATTGCCTTCTATTGTTCCTGTTGTTATTTGATAGATGTATCCAAATAAAGAGGCAGCACCAATCTGGCTAAGAGAACCCTGAAAGAGTTCTTCTGCCGACATTCTACGTTCCATATAATCTTTTTGGTCACTACGTCCTATTGAATTGAGATAAGACCTACTCATGTACATCATGCTGCCCATTAAACTAGAAAAGGCCATAATACGTGCAACATTTGCAGCATCTCCATTCATCATCCGCACACCAAGGCGCATAGCCTGTTGCTCCATTGAAGACATGGGAAAGGACAAGAACTGAAAGAATGTTTTACCAACATCACTACGTAATAGTCCGTTGACTGAGCCAGCGTTCATTTCTTGAACAGCTTGTGTAGCTTCTCTACGAGCAGAGGCAAAGAAGATTTCTGCTGCTTCTGGATCAGCGTTTTCACCTTTAGACCATTTATCTACATGTAGAGCTTCTAGCGTACCGTCTGGTAGAAACTCAGCGTGTTCCTCTATCTGATTTCTAATGCGCCTAGCCATCTCATCTGTGATGCCTAACTGTTCGCGCTTGATTGCGGCGAAAGCAACCTCTCCTGCTTTGTGCTTGTAAGCCCATTCTGACGCATAGTTGTACAGTGAAATCCTACGTAACACATCTGTCACACCCTGTAGACCAGACCACTTGGATACAAACATACGCGCGCCCCCAAGTAGTTCATCAACTTTTGTTATCTCACCGTCAATACGAATACCTTCAGTTACGTCACCTTCTAATCTACTTCTCATGGTTGTGACTTTAGAGACGAGACCGTCACCACCTATACCAGTACCAGCAGTCATCTCACGAGCTAGCTTGCTTGTTAGTTCTCCGTTCCTTGCTCTACGAATAAGTTTACCATACATGGGTACTGCTTTGATTAGAGTAGGTATGGAGTATTCAAACAAAGCATTAGACAGTTCCATCAGAGCAGCCATACCTGACATGCCCATATTAGCAGCAAAGCTAATCTCACGTCCTCGCCTAGCAAGTTGACGCGCACCAGCAGAAAGTTCTTGACCAGCAAACTGTGCGCCTGTATATGCCCACTCACCAGTAGTGGCCTCATACATATAACGAATAGCTTTCTTCTCTTCTGCGGTAGCCTTTGTAGCTTTGCTAATAATATTTTCAAAGCTAGTTCCAACATTGTTGGTATTGATACCATTACGTGCTAGGCCAATAGCACCTGAGAGTTGGAAGACATAACTATCGAACAAGTTCTCCATGTTCTCTTCAAGAATGTCAGTGAACTTAAGATCAAAGGTAGTGCCATCAGAGCCACGTACTGTTACGCTTGCCATTTCATCAAGAAGCATACGAGGCCTTGCTCGTTTGTTACCCTTGGCTTTGACGTTGCGAGCTAAGACACCAACCATGATGTCAATCTCATCTGCATTAAAACCTTCTGCCTTCATAATTGTTGCAAAGGTATCAACATCAAAGTCACCATTAGCCACTCTTAATCTAGCAAGCTGATCGTACTTTGGATCAATTACGGATTGAATGTACCCACGAGCCATGCGCTTAATAAAAGCCTGTATCTCGGCGTCTGTAGGTATTTTATCCTTCCTCTTATTTTCTTTATTCTTTCTTCTGATAGCAGCCGCTACTGTTTCTTCTATATCTGGTTGTCCTCTACGAATAGCCTCTTCTGATAATTCAAACCAAGCATCATTTAATGTTCCGTCTGGATTATCTGCTAGTCTACCCTGGCGTAACCTTTGAATGTTACCCCTGTTAAAGATACGTGGAGCATAGTCTTGTATGCGAGAAATAGTTCCTGGTTGGAACCCAGCAACATTAGCATCAATAGCTTGTTGCGCTAATTCCTTCATCTTTGCTTTATATATTTCTGCTGCACGTACAACAGTTGGGGGCATTTGTTCAGTGGTTCCACGAATTTGTCTAGATACAAGGACATTAAAATCTGAACGAGACAAGCCTGACTGTTCTAGAAGCTCTTTGATAGGGTTCGCTATACTTAACCTGTAACGCATTACAAGGGTATCACGTTGCTCTAATGCTCCAAAGTTTACCGCAGTAACTCGTCCATCAGCACCAACTTTATTACCAGTGCTATTCAGACCTAGACCATCAGCCAACCATCTAATCGTATCATCTTCAGAGTTCTTGGCTCGGACAAATGCCGAGAGACTTCCCCGTAATCCAGCAAATATACCACGCTGTTTAGGAATAGCGGCAAGCTCTTCTTGAGTCATATCCGTATAATCTTTACGAGTAAGACCAGAACCACTTGTTACCTCGGCTAGTTCATCCACACCAAAGTCATCATTGTCAAAGGCTTGTTGGCGGAAACGCTGTGCCAAGATTTCGTCATCATTCTGTCGCAACAGAGTAGTTTCAAAATCTGTCAGAGTTTCTCCATCAGCTTGCTTTCGCAATGCTTGTTGTATCATTGATCGCTTGGTTAATACTTGTCCAAGTTTTGTAAAACCTAAAGCACCAGCAGAGCCTAGCGTACCTGCTAATATAATATCTCCGCCAGTAATATCGTATTTAGATTGCTGCCTCAATAATTCTAATGCAGCTAATTCTGTACCGCCTACGCCAGCAGCCATTGCTAGGTATTTTTTATTATTCTTAAACTTACCAAATAACCTTGCAGCTTTTGTCGCTCCTGCTGCAACAGGGATAGTTATAGGAGCAAACTGAGGAGCTACGGCAGCTACTGCGGCAGCAGTATTAGCCATGATAACAGCATCAGCAGGGTCTAGTACGTCAGAGAATAACATAGCACCTGCGCCACGCAGCCCTGCCTCAGACATCTTCTTATTAGTGTCTATAGTTTGTCGGACTTCAAAAGCAATAGCACGTGCGTAGGTTACTCCCTTGCTTTCTAATGCAGAAAGAATACGCTTTACAGCTAATTCATCAGTAATTCCTGCGGTTAGCTCATTAATAATTTCTGCCGAGACTGGCTCGTCCTTAACAGGAGAAGGTCTCTCAAATAAAGCAAGGGCTGAAGGAATAGTTCCAGCATCAAGTTGCCGTTCTTTTACTAAGTCCCAGAAGCCGTACTTCTCAGCCCCTTCCTCGACTTGGCGTTGGGCTGCTTTGATAGCTAGGTCACTGACTATAGGAGTTATAGGTGATGGTTCAGGACCACCAAATCCAAATTTACTCAGTTCCCTTTGAACGTATTCTTCAGCCATTGTATATCCTTATGATTTAATTTAGCTGTTGTTATTTTGCTCGATACCCTAACAAATAATTCTGTAGCTTTCCAAAGAAAGTCATATCTCTTTGAACAGCTTTCAAAGCATCAGGATTAATCTTTTGGACATTACTAATCCTCCTTATGCCTGCTATGTTAGCTACAGTATTGCTTTGGACATTCACTTGGTCTTTTTGATTTCCACCTAAGAGCTTAAAGGTTTTACCACCATCGTGCTCCACAAAGAAACCTGCGTGCCATTGTGTCTTTCCATTTTGTAGTCGAGTTTTCATAACAACAAGATCACCTGGCTGTGCCTTATCTATAGTTATACCTTTACCAAGTTTAAGATATGAACTAGCTCTAAGAGCATCATATCTCTGAGGAGAAGCAAGACCTAAACTACTTAGAACATGTCCAGCAAAAGCAGCACACCATGCGTTACTATCTAACTGCATATCGCTAGGATTTTTAACTCGGCCTTTAACAGCCCTGTTCATAAAGCCAGCAATAGTTTTCTGGTGGTCTGGGTCTTTCTCACTTAGTCCTAAGTATCTATTGTTAAGCACAAACTCTAGTGGATTTGTAGCTGCGCTTTGAACAGCTTCATTAGCTTTACCTTGTAGTTCTGCTGACTCAGCGTCACTACCAAATAGAACTTTACCAATAGCAGTTCCTATACTACGAATCCAACTACTAGATCCTTGATCTGTAACAACAGTCTCAGACAAGGCTTCCTTGTTTAGCTCAATATTTCTTTGTATTCTCTCAGCTTGTCTAACTTCAGCATTAGCTAGTTTTCTTTGAGGTACAGATAGAGGAGCAGGGCCGCCTAATTCTTCTGGTCTTACAGGAGGATAGGGTATACCATTATCTCCTATAGCCCTCTGCATAGTGGCTACAAAAGCATCATTACTAGGAACCACAGAGGCAAGACTGTAGAAAGTATCAACAGCTTCGTCTGGTGTTATATAACCCTCTTCTACTTTTTTGTAGTAATTTCGTAGTGTCTGATCTTTTAGTCCCTGAATAGTGTTCTTATTATAATCCCATATATTTATAGTATTTACAATAATACTTTGTGTGGTTGCTTCTGGTTCTCCTGCTGTTTTAGCCATAACATAATACTGATTTGGGTTTCCTGTCTCTCTAAGAAAAAGATCAAAACCAGCCTGTACGCCTCCAACCCGATATGTAGCGGAACTAATCGGTGTGCTTTCTGTGCTTAGCTGCTTATTAATATAAGAGCTAATAACAGGATCATTCTGAATCTCGACTAGACCTTGCTCAATTTGTTCAATATTAACAGGATTATTAAGAGCATTGCTTTCAATACGAACAGCAGAAACTGTGCCATCTGTATTTCTAATATACTGATAGTCGTCTCCAACTAGAGACATTGCCATTATCTTTGCCTCGTCAGGCGTAGTCGCCCCTCCAGTCTGTAAGATAGCCTCTGCAACTCTTTTAATTTCAGGGGCCATAATATAAAGATTATTTGCCTCTGCTGCCTTAGACGCCCATACTAAATTTATAATAGCTGGGTTATCTAAGAAACTTCTAATTTCCTGGTCTTCCAATTTAATGGTGCGGCCTTCATATAGTGGACCCTGTACAAGACCAGCAGCTTGTTTAAAATCTTTTCCAACTTTAACTAATGCTTGAAGATGTTTAAATCTTGTTGCGTCTTCTTTATTTAAAACTATTGATGATATTTTCCCCTGTGTGTGAGCATCTGCGTCTGTTAAAGTCTTATACATTGCTTCAAGAGCTTCAACTCTTCCTGGGTATTCTAAATCACCTTGTGAAAGATATTGTGAAGCATTGCCTACAGTCTGAGTAGCTTCAGGGGGAACAAGATTATTAAGCGAATAAAAAGCAAGCCTCGCTCCCGTCATTTCAGATATACGCGACCGTTTAGTCTCATCATCTATGTTGGGATTATTTGCAATATTCTTGCTTAACTCCATAAACCTAGCATCAACAGAGGGAGCTACTTCATTAGCATCTATTGTAACAACTTCATCGTTAGCTAATCGTATTTCTCGTTTTGTTGGTATATTTCCCCATGTTCTTGTCTCAAAATTATTATTCACAGAAGTCGTAATCACTTCCTGTTTTAGAGCTTTTGTGATACGAGCTTTATTTTGTCTAGCTTGTGTTTGAATAGCTGTTTCAATTTTAGCGCGTTGCTCTGTGCGTTTGCCTACAAGCCACTGAGGAGGCTGTCCCTTAGGACTAGACAGAGGAGATTTTAACCAGTCAACTAAAGCATTATCAGCATTATATGAAGATATTTCTTCAGCATGTTTCCACAGAGCGTCTAGGGTCTCTGCATGATTTCCACCATTTGCGTTTACATGCCTAAGATATTTTTGATTTATGACCTCCGCCCGATCTGCTCTGGGAAGATCTTTAGTTGTCTCTAAAATAATATTAACTGCTTCTTTGAGACCGTTTACTCTCTCCGCCTTTTTTACAGCCTCTCTACCAGGTAGATAAACATTAGCGAGAAATTGATTATTATGTTTCTGCATCTCGTTCTTAAAGGTTTGAACGAGTAATTCGTCTACGCCTTCACGTTCTAATGCTTCAACATTTTCATCAACATATGTTTGACGTATAGCTAGAATTTTTTCAGCAGCCGTACCGTCTACATCATCTCTAAAACTGAGATATTCTTTTTCGTTTTTTAACCAATCTTTATGTAGGTTAAATCCAACCTGAATCTTATATGTATCTAAATCATTGAGTTGGTTCTGAAACCTACCATCTTCAATTTTCTTTTCACGCTCTAGAATTTTTTGTAGTTTTTGCTTACTAGCTACTTCAACAACAGGAGCAATAGCAGATATAAAATCACTTAAAGCTCCAGGCTCAGACCGCACCTGCTCTGGTCTTACATATGTTTCTACTGGACTAGCAGTAGGGGTCACACTGGACAATGAAGGAACATCAAGCTCCCTTACTTGCACTCTACGTTCTGCCATGTCTTCCTCTTATGTTCCACCAAAGAAACCAGGATCGCCACCACCCATAGGTACAACTGAAGGTAGTGTCTGTTCAGTTAGTTGGCTTCCTTTACCACCATATGCTAGTGCTGCAGTTCCTACTGCAAACCCTACTTTAGCTAAAAGACCAAGCGGATTAGGTTTTCTACCACGTTCAAGTGAATTAATCCGATTTAGTGCTTCTGCGTCCACCCCTTGTTTTTCAAAGTTTATTTGTTGTAAGGTGTTTTTTAGTGCCTGATTAAAAATAGTATCGCCGCGAAGTCTACGGGCTTCTGTCTCTGCCAATAAGCCGTCTATAGTCTGTCCTTCTAAACCTGACTCTCCCGCAGCTACAACTTTTGATTCTATAGTTTGAAGAGCTTTGATAGTGTTCTCTAATTTAGAACCAGATATTCTCTCTGCTTCTTGAATAGCTCTTGTATTAAGGGCCTGTATCTTCAAGTCACGGGCAGTGATAGCCGATAATCTGTTTGCCTGATACCGTCGCTCAGTGTCTACCGCTTTATTCGCATCATCGATAAAGCCAAATATCTCTTTTCCAACGGCCATAGCGGCCATAGCAGTTACTGGTTCAACCATTGCCAATCCTCACAAATTCTAAAAATGGTTTGTTTCCTACGCCCCATCTTTTATGTTCCTTTATAAATGTGAAGCCGACAAATTGTAACCATTTAATAGCTACCTTATAGTCTGCATCAACAGCATTAAATAATATGGGGTACTTCTTATTAGTTTCTTCTACCCATTTGCGTGATCCACGTAGAAAGGGTATCCAGACTTTATGTATAGCAGGAGTAGTTAGTAGCCAGGGAGCAGCCGTCATGTCACCATAAGGCGCTACACCATAGATACCTGCAATCTCTCCAGTATCCTCTACAAGAAAAGTCCAACATTCCTCAGATGTATCAAATCCAAACTGTAGGGCTTCACGAATATTCCCATGTGAGGCTAACACTTCTTCAGTATCTTCTTCTCTTAGGTTATGCTCTAAGTAGTCTATATCTGATTGTGTGCTTGCTCTCACATGGACCTTCATTACATTCTCCTAGAACGCAAGACATAGAAACCTTCCCACTCTGCCGATTGGAACTGGCAAGGAAGATGACTGTCACTTTCTATTCTAACTTTCGTTTCGCCTGAATGGCCTACTACACCAAAGCGATAAGTACCACTATCAATAGCTGCCTTGTTTAACACGTTAGCAGCACCTCCAACAATTCTACCAGTAAAGTAGCGATTATACGGTGTTCTCTTTAGTGGTTCTATAACTACCTTAAAGTAACCAGTCTTGCTATATACTACAGCATAGTTACGTAGGTGTAATACACTCGTTGTAACTGGGCTGTTGTTTAATCTAATCACTGGTTCAGAAAACTCATACTTAAATGTAAACGGTATGCCTGCATATACTACTTCACTAGCTGCAAGTTTACCTGCAACACTAGAAAGAGGTATTATTTTTCCATACTTATCAACATAGATTGTACTAGCATCTGTATAAGGAACTGTAGTTAAACCAGAAGTTTCTAGCCTAACTCGTCTATCCATATGTATAGAGAAAGCACCATCAGTATAATTAGTAGCATCATCTACAGATAGATTGATACGTTCTAAGAATAGGTTTGTTCCTCGTTTAATGAGTAGATAAATATCTGCAAGGTTAAACGAACATCCTATTACATCACCATTAAATACCCACCGTGACCATGCAGCCTGTAGTTTCTCTCTACCCTGCCAATAGTACCGATATACATAGAGGGCTGTAGGATCATTGTCAGTCTGTAGTAAAATCATATCCTCGTTAGACGAGGCTTGGATATTAATAATCTCACCGTTCAAATACTGTGGAATGTGTGCAGATATTTCACTAGCATCATTCGTATCTGTATCGGTATCTACAAAGTATTCCCACATACCAGACCAAGCACCACGCTTGGAGGCAAAGTACACGAACTTACCAGCCTGTGCTGGCTTGGCTCGTAGTGACGCCTCAAACTCTGTGGTGTTTGCTACGTTAATAGTCTCTGGAGTTAGTACTGGATCAGCCGTTACCTTAAACTGTGTAAGGTCAGAGAAGAGCAAGAGGCTTTCACTGAACGGCACAGCATGTTTAAGTATGCTAACCTTGTTAGAGGACACTGAGACATCAATAGGATCACTATCAACAATAGCCAGTGTAGATTTTCTAAAGAAGTCAAACTCAAGAAACTCACCAGCACGAGCAAAGATTACATTCTCGTCAGCTAGTAGTCCTAGTCTATTTCTATGAAAGAATATATCTGATAAAGTGTAATCTACAAAAGAAGGGAATGGATTAGTATCATCATCTCCTACTTTGCGTTCTGTATATGTAACTGGATCAAATGTAAAATTACCACTAGGTAGCTTGGCTAACTTGTGTGGCATAGTTGTATTATTTAACTGTGTTAAAGACCCTGGTTCGTTTGTTTCTTTCCAAACGCCATCATTAAATTTAACATAGTAATCATCTTGTGCCTTCTGGTTATCACCAGAGACTTTAATAACAAAATTGTTTGCTGCCTCTACTGGTAGTTTCTTAAAGTCACCTGTCTCATCTTTGAATATAAGCAGGTGGTCACCACCATGTGAGTCGCCAACCTCTACTTGAAAATCTGTGCTATCAGTGGATTGAATATGAAGAGTAGAGCCATAGCGTGTTATAGTCAGGCCTGTGACAGCAGAAGCATTTGTGATGTTCTCATAGTAAGTAGTACTTACGGCTGTGCCTGAGAATGTATTTAAGTTCTGTGCAATCAAGTCTGTTGATGCACCACGTTCAGCGTTCTGTGTATCGGCTGTACTAGCTTGTGTAGAAGACTTAGTAGCAAACTCTACTGTGCTATTGCTCCCACCTTTAGTCAGCTTCAGTCGATATGTAGAAGAATAGTCAGCTTGTTTGACATAGACTAGTGCTTCTGGATTTCTTGTCGGGGATGTTGCCGTTCCTTTAGCAACAGTTTTATTCTTGTTTACAATGAATGTAGCATCAGCAATAGAGACAGCAGCCAGTTCCTCGTTAGGGTTTGTCAACCCAGATAGATAGGACGGCGCATTGTTCGTTACTGTTTTGGCTACTCCATCCTTATCGAACACTCTAATTGTACCAGCCGTGTCCACAATCATTGAGTAAAATTCATTCTCATCCCTGCGGATAGTATGAATGAAGGCTTTATCAAGATTACTAATAGTGCCTAAGTCTGCTAAGTGCTGTGTACTAGGACGCTTTTGTAAACCCGTGACAACATCAGACAATCCATTCTCTTGTAATTCTGCCTGGGTACTAAGGCGCAACGATGGCGGCTGTTGTGATACCCCGTTGATGAGGTTGGGAATAGACTGACTTATGAGTGTCATTAGAAAGTTCTCCGTCCCTGCCTATCAATGATACTAAATGTATCGTAATTGTCAAAGATGTTATTATCATCAGCAGCCATGTCAAACTCTTTTAGTTCAACTAGGGCCATCTGTTCGTCTCTTACCTGAAACTCATGTAGGGTATTAGAACCAACAACCCTATCTTGAAATATTCTAGTAGCACGAAGAGTTATATAACGCTTTGCTACCTCAGGTAAGTCTGCAAAATCTAATTGTACTACGACATCAAGGTAGACATTTGTACCTATGTTAAACGTGTGGTTCTTTCTGTCATACATCTTTGTACCACGTTGAACTAGATCAGGACTGTCTGCCTTTAGTGTGGCATCCGCTCTCAAAACATCTGCTGGTAAAATAATATTACCGCTAGTGTCTTTGGCGAACGACTTATTTAATTCTGTATTAAAGTGCCAGCCCATAGCCTGCACCTCACGGTCAACCGTGTTTAAAATACTTTCTGCAATTTCAGCCTCTACAAGTCCAGAGGACAGGCTGTTTACTGGTGCTTCGCCAATAGCAGAGAGCATTGTGTTCACAGCATCTAGTTGTGTTGTTCCTGCCATGTTATCACCACTTTACCTTATTAGCCCAATAAGCTGCACTACTCTCACCTTTGGCTATATTCTTACGATGTCTAGCTTTAAATGATTTACGTTGTGCCTCGTTCTGGTTTGTTTTTGCACCCTGTTCACCAAATCTAATTAACCGTGGTGCATCCTTTGTACCCACAAGAACAGCATGTGATTTCTCAGGATGGTCTGGGGTTCTAATTGGAATACGTAATCCCTTAAAGGTGTGTCCACCACGTTCAATGCTCATTTGCTTTTCTTTCCGTACTTAGCCATGATGGCAGCTACTTGTTCTTGTTTCATGCCACCAAAAGACATCTTCTTTCCTGTTCTTTTGGCTTCTGCTTTTGCTGCTGCTATGCCTTCTTTGGAATACTTATACTTTTTCCCACCTACTTCTGGCATTTCTAGCTCCAATAAAAAGGGAGAGAGGTTTAGTAACCCCTCCCCCGATTGGATTAAACCTCGGACAGACCGATGCAGCAAGCAGGGCGGAGGACGTTGTGTCCCATCGCATACTTGGCTACCATCAATGTGCCTTGACGGTTAATCTGATACTCAGACTCCATGCCAAGGTCAAGCAACTTGACAGTAGCAACAGCGTCAGGAGTAAATACAAAGCCACGGAACTTGGCAGCAAGCGCAACCATGTCTGCGCCGTCTACGTTAGCAGTCGGCAGGTCATAGTGCGTGGTGCGACCAGAACCAGCAGTGTTAGCAAGTGGCTTATTGTCTGAAGTTTCACCTTCACCTGTAGCAGCAGTTACGAGACTGGTGTACAGGTTAGTCACTTTAGCGTGGTTTGACATGATGACTGGCATACCAGCAATCTGTGGTACTACACCACCAGCGATTGCGCCAGCGCCACCAAAGTCACGGTTCATGTAAACCAGCTTATTGCCATCAGAAACGTCTAACAACGCATAATATTGGTCAGGAGCAAGAACAACAACAGCACCGTCAGTAGGTACGTTCTTTACTTCCAATTCTTTACGAGCGTCAAAGATTGCTTTAGCAAGTTTAGCTGGGTCCAATGAGTCAGCAGTAGCTGTACCAATCGTCACGTTGTTCGTAAAGTCTTCTTCAGTGAAAGACTTGTAGTCTTGAATAAGACCAGCAGCGCGAGTAGCATTGGTTGACAGTGCAGCCTTAACCAACATACGAGCTACGTTACGGTCAGCTTCGTTAGCCAACGCAATACCAGCTTCTCTAGAGTAGATGCTACGTACATCGTAGTGGTTGATTGCTTCGTCAATGTTCGCAATGAACTGGCTTGAGATAAGCAGGTCATCAATCGTGACGATACGCTCACCTGCACGAATGTTGCCACCAGTAATTTCGTTTCCTGGCGTCAGGTATTCGGCGGTTGCACGGCCCGTCATTGGGAATGATGCAGACTTACCTTTTGAAATTGTGCGAGTACGCACTTTGTCCATAAGGACTTTCTTTTCCTCAAAGGCGGTCAGGACTTCCCCAGCATACAGCTTAAGAAAGAGGTCACGAACATCACCTGAGAGGTTATTTTGACCCTGGAAACTTACAGTGTAAGCAGGGTTTGAAGCGGCTTGTGCCATTTGTTTACCTCGTTTGGTTTAGTTAAAGTTGTGCCTCAACTTTACTACGCTTTCTCCAACAGATTGTCCCTCGCAAGGGGTCAGGGGTAATTGACATCAGTAACTTTGAGAATAGGGTTGCCCCTTCTAAGAACACCTCGTAAGATGTGCTTAGAAGGAGAGGGGGACGAACCCCCTACTCCAACGCAACAATTAGAACAGGCTAGATTTTGCTAACTTATTAGCCACCGCTTGCCTGTAGGCAGGGTCTCTAGCGTATCTGGGGTCACTCATTGCAGCAGTGAGTTCCGCAGTACTTTCAAACTTCCCACCTGTGGATACAGCACCTGTGTCGCCTTGCATAAGACGAGGTTCTGCCTCAGAACGATAACGTGCGTAAAGACCTTGAACAGCAAGTCTAATAATATTAGGGTCTTGCGTTTCCATTGTTGCATTATAGGCTTGCACTTCTTCTGGTGGAAGGCTTTGTGCAGCCCATGTAATCATTTCTGTATATGCTTCACTGCCTCCCACAATGGACTGCATGTTGGCTGTCATTTGTGCTGCTAGTGCATCCTGACCTGCAATCCATGAATCGACCATGCTTTCTGAGAAGCCTGCCTCTTCTAGTGCAGCATATGCTTCAGGTGATAGTTCACCTGTTTCATAATACTCTTGTTGAAAAGCGTCAAAGTCTAGGCCACGGCTATCCAGTAATTCAGAAACTTCTGAGGCTGACTCAGTACCTGTATAGTCAGTACCTTCAAAGACCTCTTCTGTTTCTACTTGTTCTGTATTGCCCTGTCCTAGTTTGCTCTCCAGTTCAGAGTAAGCTCTCGCCATGTCTTCTGGCGTTTTAAATTTCTCAGGTAACCACTCAGGACGATCTACATCCTCAGGGTTTAATTCCTTTTCAAGCATTGCTTGTATATATTCCTGAGATTCAGGCTGCGGTTCCTGATAAGTATTTACACTATCTACCATCTATTACTCCTCGACGGCTGCTTTTGCTAATTGAGGTGCAGCACGTTGTGCCATACCCATAGCTCCCTGTTCTAACATTTGTTGCTGTTGCATTTGTTGCATCATCATCTGTTCTTGAGCTTTCTGTTCTGGTGATTTAATGAGACCAGATGTATCAATACCCAGTGATGCGGCAAGTCGATCAATGTAATCTCCTAAATTCATCTCGTTAGCAATAACTTCTGGACCTAATGGTTGAAGATATTGTAAGAATGTAGCGAGTTTATTTAGGTCTTGTCCTCTACCTAGTGCTTCGATACCTGTAACAACAGTAGGTTTAACACTGTCCTTAGGCATACGAGGCATCTTACCCTGCTTGGTAAGTGTTTCCAAAAGAAGATTAATGAGTGGTAATTGAAACTCTTGAGAT